CGTTGGTTAACCAGATATACCAAGCGGCTCGGACTGTTGGCTTTGAACAGAGTTTTCACCCAGTTAAAAAATGGTTTAGTGAGTTGCCCGAGTGGGATGGTGTCGAGCGGGTACGCAGTTTGTTTCCAAAATATTGCAATGCAGAGGACACAGCGTTTAACCGTGAGGTTGGCGAGGTGTTGATGTGTGCGATTGTTAAGCGCATTTACGAGCCGGGGTGCAAGTACGATCACATGGTGGTGTTGGTTGGGCCAGAAGAGCAAGGCAAGTCCACCGCAATTAAGGCCTTGTCGGTGTTTAATAGTTGGTTCACGGACTCGTTGGGCGACATTAACAAGACAGGCGACGCCATCCAGCAGATCAAGGGTAAACTAATCGTGGAAGATTCAGAGCTTAATGCGTTTATGAGCCGGTCCAATACGGTGGCGAGTGTTAAGGCGTTTATATCTAGGGAGGTTGACCGAGCACGACTGGCGTATGCGAAGTTGACCGAGGACGTACCCCGCCAGTGTGTGTTTATGGGCACGACAAACGAACACCAATTCTTGAATAGTGTTACCGGTAACCGTCGGATATGGCCGGTGGAAGTGTACGACATTGACGTTCCAACGCTTACCAACGACTTACCACAGTTGTATGCCGAGGCCTTGGTTGTTTACAAAAAGCGGTACGCTGGGTTAAAGAATGGGTTGGTGTTGCAATCGGCAGAAGCTATTGAGCAAGCCAAGAAAGCTCAGACTAGCCGCATTGAAGTGGACGAGCTTGAAAGAGTTATTCAAGAGTGGTTAAATAAAGGCGTGAGAGACGGTTTCCAGTTGAGTGATGTATGGGATGGGTTGGGTCGAGACATAATACACCTAAGCATTAAGGAACAAAAGCGTCTGGAGCGTGCGTTGTTAAAGTTGCAGTATAAACGCAGTGATAATGGGTTTGTGAAAGTTGGAGGTAAAAAATGATTGATGAAAACAGTACAAAAGAAGATGTTTTAGAAGCGGTAAAGCAGGATGGGCTGGCGTTGCTGGATGCGAGCTATAAGTTGCAGGGTGATCGTGATGTGGTGCTGGCAGCGGTGCGGGAGAACGGGTATGCGTTGAAGTTTGCGAGTGAGGAATTGAGGGGTGATCGTGAGGTGGTACTGAAAGCTGTGAAGACCTTTCTTACGGGGAAGTATGCGTTGGCGTATGCAAGTGCGGACTTGCAGAATGATCGTGAGGTGGTGTGGGAAGCGGTTAGTCGGGATAGCTGGGCGTTGAGGTATGCGAGTAAGGAATTGCAGAATGATCGTAATTTTATACTGAAAGTGGTGAGTCAGAAAGGGAGTGCGTTGTCGGATTGCGTCAGGGCATTTCAAAATGATAAAGACCTGGTGCTGGAAGCGGTTAAGCAGGATGCATATGCTTTGTGCTATGTCAGTGATGACTTGCTGGCTGATCGGGATGTTGTACTGGCAGCGGTGACGCAGAATGGATTGACGTTGTATCATGCGAGGGAGGAATTGAAAGATATCTACTTGGGCAGTCACTTTATGCTGGCGTCGGGGGATAAAGAAGTTGTGCTGGCGGCTGTGAAGCAGAATGGGCTTGCGTTGGAGTATGCGAGTAAGGAATTGCAGAATGATCGTGATGTGGTACTGGCAGCGGTGAGGCAGGATGGGCGTGCGTTGGAGTATGCCAGCGATGAGTTGCGTGGTGATAAAGAAGTTGTAATGGAAGCGGTGAGGGAGAATAGCTTTGCGTTGGAGTTTGCGAGTGAGGAATTACGCAATGACAAAGAGGTGGTGCTGGCAGCGGTTGGTTACAATGGGAATTTGTTGAGGAATGGGCGTGCGTTGAAATATGCGAGTGAGGAATTGAAGAATGATATAGATGTGGTTAGGGCAGCTTTGAGTAAGTCTTGGACCGCAGTTAACTATGCAAGTAGGCAAATACAACGTAACATTATTCAAGATTGGTTAGGAATTAAAGAGGTAAAAAATGATTGATAAGACTAGTACAAAGGCAGAGTGTTGGGCAAATGCGAGTGAGACATTGAAGCGTTATCGTGAGAAGCTACTGGAAGCGGTGAAGCGGGGGGATACGTTTATTAATTTGATTAGGATATTGGAGCATGATCGTGAGATGGTACTGGAAGCGGTGCGAGCGAACGGGTATGCGTTGGTTACTTTGAGTGATGAGTTGCGTGGGGATCGTGAGGTGGTACTGGAAGCGGTGAAGCAGGATGGGAGTGCGTTGCAGTTTGCGAGTTATGAATTAAAAAATGATCGTGAGTTCATCTTAGCAGCGGTTCGACAGAATGCGAGCGCGTTGGGGTGGGTTAGTGAGGAAATGCAAATTGACATGGTGCAAGGGTGGGCTAAGTGTATGGAACAGGAGTTAAAAAATGATTGATATGATAACTTATTGGCAAGTGGGGGTATTTAGTATAGTGTATTGGGGTTCGTTGATGGGGGCCGTGGGGTTTGTTATTGCCGGCCCGGATTTAGACGAAAACGATCGAACCTTAGGCGGAGTATGCTACAACGTTTTAGTACGTCTTTTACTGGCTGCGGTTGCGTTAGTGGTGTGGTATTACGTCTTCACATTTATTTTGTTTTTATTCTTTGAAACATTGGGAGCGTTGTAAGATGAGTGACGATATAAGATCGCATAACATTGGTGCGTCGGACTATTCCAAGTACAAAATACAGCCATGGGATATTTGGCTTGAGTACAATTTAAATCCGTGGGACGCTGATATTGTTAAACGTGTGCTACGCAACAAACCGGGTGAGCGACGACTGGATTATGAAAAAATCATCCATGTGTGTCAGGAACGTATCCGGCAAATAGATAACACGAGAATACAAGTAGCGGAGTAGAAAGAAAATGATTAATGAGAACAGTACAAAGGCAGAAGTGTTGGAAGCTGTGAAGCAGTATGGGCTTAATTTGCTGCATGCGAGTGAGGAATTGAAGGGTGATCGGGATGTCGTGATGGCAGCGGTGAAGCAGAATGGTCTTGCGTTGGATTATGCAAGTGAGGCATTGCAGAATGATCGTGATATAGTCATGGCAGCGGTGAAGCAGTATGGGCGTGCGTTGCGGTATGCGAGTGAGGAATTACGTGGAGATCGTGAGGTGGTGCTGGCAGCGGTGGAGCAGTGGGGGAGTGCGTTCTGTTATGCGAGTGAGGAATTGCAAGGCGATCGGGATGTTGTACTGGCAGCGGTGGAGCAGCGGGGGAGTGCGTTGAAATATGCGAGTGAGGAATTGAGGAATGATATAGATGTGGTTAGGGCAGCGGTGACGCAGAGTATCCACGCGTGGCGGTTTGTTAGTGAGCAAGTGCGAATTGAAATGGCGGAATGTTGGGCTAAGTGTAAAGATTGCGCAGGAGGCAAAAAATGATTAAACCAACTTTAACTTATGACTCATTATCGCAAGAGTATTTTTATGCTTGTAGTCGGGAAGAAAAAGACATACCGAAACAATGCCGGATGAAATGGTCAGCCGGAAACACAGCTTGGAAAACTAAAGACTGGGCACTGGCCATGAGAGCCGCAGAGCTTTCCGGCATCGGTACTGAGATGTTTAGAGATAAACTTTTACAGCCACCAGCTCGACTCACCCTACCAGATTTCTTATACGACTACCAAAAGGAAGGCATCCAAACGATTGTGGCCAATAAAAACTTATTGCTTGCTGACGAGCAGGGGCTGGGTAAAACTGTACAAACCATTGAGGCGTTGCGGTACATCGACGTCCGGCGCATTTTAGTCTTGTGTCCAGCTTCACTAAAGTATATGTGGCAAGAGCAATTTGACCAATGGTCGGATAACTTACTCACCCAAGTAGTCGCCAACGGTAAATCGGCAATCATAGCCACAAACAACGTCGTCATTGCTAACTACGATCTGGTCTCCAAACGGTATATCTACGAGCAGCTACGCGCATGGGCCCCCGATATGGTGATCTATGATGAGGCGCATTACCTTAAAAACCCCACGTCCAAACGGGCCAAAGCGTCGTTTCTACTTGGAGCTAGAGCCGACCGGCGACTCATGCTCACTGGTACCCCAATGCTTAACCGGCCTATTGAGCTGTATAGCATACTTCGGTTTTTAAAACCAGCAACGGTTGATCCATACGACAATTATAAAAAGTACGGTTATAAATTTTGTAACGGCAAGGAGGGCCCCTTTGGGTTTGATGTTAAGGGGGCCAGTTGTACCGACGAATTGAACTACAGACTCAAACGCACCGTGATGCTACGGCGGTTAAAGAAAGATGTACTTACCGACTTACCAAGCAAGACGATGCAGATTATTCCTATGGAGCAAACCAAGGATACCAAAAATATAGTCAAGCAAGAAGGGCTGTTTGATGTGGCCAAGATTTTAGAAAAGCCAGATGCTAACCTTATCGGCGAGATGGCTACTATTCGGCGAGAGCTTGGAGAAGCTAAGCTGCCACAGAGCATCGGCTACATTAAAGATGTGATGGCGAGCGGCGTTGAAAAGGTTGTGGTGTTTGCGTACCACAAAGTAGTATGTGAAGGGTTGTACGAAGCGTTTAAAGACGACGGAGCAGTGCTAGTCTATGGCGGTACAGCGTCAACAGATCGCCAACGCTACGTTGACCGCTTTCAAAAAGACGCAGACACTAAAGTATTTATCGGCCAGATACAAGCTGCCGGCACTGGGCTTACCCTAACCGCAGCCAGTCACGTGGTATTTGTAGAGAACAGCTGGGTGCCCGGAGAGATGGACCAAGCAGTTGACCGGTGCCATCGGATTGGCCAAGAAAATAAAGTTATTGCGCAGGTATTGGTTGTTAAGGATAGTATCGACCATGTTATAATGAGGTCTATGTTTTTTAAAAAGAGAAAGATTAAGGAGGTATTAGAGTGAATGTGTTAAGTTTGTTTGACGGTATGAGTTGCGGGCAAATTGCGTTAAACCGATTAGGAATTGATGTGGAAAATTATTACGCAAGTGAGATTGACAAGTACGCGATTAAGGTTACGCAGAAAAACTATCCAAACACTATCCAGTTGGGCGATGTTAAAAACGTAAAGGGTGAAGATTTACCAAATATTGATTTACTTCTGGCAGGTTCGCCTTGTCAAGGGTTCAGCTTTGCCGGAAAGCAATTAGCATTTGATGACCCACGATCTGTTTTATTTTTTGAATTTATCAGGCTGTTAAAAGAAATTAAACCAAAATACTTTTTACTCGAAAATGTGCGAATGAAAAAAGAATATCTTGATGTGATTACAGATTTAGTTGGGGTTGAGCCTATCTTAATTAATAGTGCGTTAGTCAGCTCTCAAAACCGACTACGGTATTACTGGACTAATTTGCCAGTCGACGGCCAGCCAGAAGATAAAGGGATAACACTTGGTGATATTATATTTGATGACACTTACAAGAACTTTACAGACGAAAGAATAACAAATACAAAGAAAGTCACAAAGAACTATGTAAAGTGGGATATGAGTGGCAAGCAATATTGGAGCCAACAAGATAGGGCTTACTTTAAAGAGAAGAAAGTTTGCACACTACCAAAAGCAAGCCCCGCTAACAAGCCAAATATTGTACTTGATTACGAAAAGGATATTTATAGAAGGATTCACCCAATAGAAGCTGAACGATGCCAGACTGTGCCTGACAATTATACAAATGTAGATGGTGTAAGTACAAATAAGAGACTTGAAATGCTGGGTAACGGTTGGACAGTAGATGTTATTTGTCACATTTTAAAAGGAGTGCGTGATGGAAGTAATTGACCACAGAACAGAAAAACTTAGTAAGATTGTTAAGCTAGAAAAGAACCTAGACATGGCTGCTCAATACGCACCTCGACTCGTTAAACGCTTGGGGGTGGGTAGTAAACACGCTTTCCCAAGCTGTTATAGTTTCGACGCAACGTATGGGTATTTCGTAGCCAAAGACGGAAGCAAGCTCCCGGGCGCACGGGTGCATATACACCACAACCTACTGGACTTATCGGTTGTGGAAAACTGGGCGCTGTCCTACGTTGACGAAATACTAGACCCAAAAAACCGAGCCTTAGATGATCTGGTTAAGCGCATGGCAAACTCGTTTAGAGCAGGGACGCAGGTACTATGAGCGCACATTCACTATTCGGCGCATCAGCCGCACACATTTGGACTAACTGTACGGCGCAGCCATGCTTGGCGTCCCAAGCTAAAACATTTGAGGAGCAAACCGATTACGCCAGCGAAGGCACCACTGCGCACGACATTGCGGCCGAGATTTTAAAAGACGTGTTGCCACTGGAGTCAGTCGGTACCTTGCCCGACGAGATGATCGACGCCATTATAGTGTACGTGAACTACGTTCGGCGGCATGTTAAAAAAACGAGTAAGCTATATGTCGAGCAACGGATTCGCCTAGATTCGATTGACGGTGGTCACTTTTTTGGTACGGCAGATGCTATCGTTTCTTCCAAAACCACATTGACCGTTATCGATTTTAAATACGGCCAAGGTATTAGTGTGCAACCAGAGAACAACCCCCAACTGCTTTACTATTTGTTGGGCGCAATAGAGCTTGAAGGGCTGGACATCATGTGCGGTAAAAAGTTTTATGTAGCGATTGTGCAGCCACGGATGGACAGCGATCCTATTCGTAGGGTGGAGGTGCCCGCTCGATCGCTGGTTGCGTTCCAAGCGTTTTTAGAAGGTCGCTATGAAAAAGTAAAGGAAGACCCAGAATATAACCAAGGCTCATGGTGCCAGTTTTGTAAAGTGAAAGGCGTGTGCCCAGAGCTTAAACGGATCAGCAACATCACGACTAAAACTGATATTGAAGGCGATGTTACGTCGTTGCCGGAGGTCGAGCAGTTGAGCATGGACACGATCAGCAAAGTACTAGAAAACGCCAGTGCTATAAAGAAGTGGTTGACAGCGGTTGAGACCTATGGTTATAATCTAGCGTTAGAAGGTTGTGAGATTCCGAGACATAAATTAGTATTAGGTGGCCGAGCCACCCGAAAATGGATCAATGAGAGTAAAGTTGCCGAAGAATTACAGAGCAAATATGGCCTCGATATTTTCGATATTAAACTCAAGTCTCCAGCCCAGATGGAAAAGTTAGTCGATGACAAGGAGGTTGTGCAACAATATGTAATGGTGCCAGAAAAGAAACCAGTGTTGGTTTCGGACACCGATAAAAGAGAGCCTTACACTTTAGGCAACGAGTTAACAAGCGTAGTAGATTAAGGAGATTTATATGGCAAACCAAAAAGTTTTAGAAGAGGTAACGCAGAACGGGTGGGCGTTAGCGTATGCAAGTGAATCTGATAAACTTGACAAAGCTGTGGTTCTGGCAGCCGTTAAGCAGAATGGACGTGCGTTGTGTTATGCGAGTCCGGCATTGCAAGACGATAAGGACGTAGTACTAGAAGCAGTTAGCCAGTGTTGGGGAGCAATTGAATACGCAAGTAATCGGTTAAAAGAGGAAATTATACGGGCTTGGATTGGTATAGAGTTATGGTCTAAGGTTAGTGGCTAAATAGGTTTAATAGATTAAGGAGATTAAAATGGCAAAACAAAGTTACAAGAATAATGTTATTACACCAGTGGGTAAACTATCGTACCCGTATTTAGTAGATAAACTAAGTACGCAAATCGACGGCCGAGTTATTGAGAAATGGTGCGTCGATTTGTTGTTCTCTAAAGACACTGACCTATCGGCCTTAAACAAAATCGTTAAAGATTTAATTAAAGAGCAATGGCCAAAAGCAACACCCGAGTTGGTGAAGAAGATTCGAGTACCCTTTAAAGATGGAAACGCTAACCTTGACAAAGAAGGTGAGATCAAGCCCGGGTACGAAGATATGATTTATGTCTCGCTTGACAGTAAGAATCAAGCACCGCTTTTAAAAAACGCTAAGGGCGAGGTTATGACCGCCGAGGAAGGCCGGAACGAAATATATGGCGGATGCTACGGTCGCGCCCTCGTTAACGCAGGAACCTATGACCACCTTGGCAATAAAGGCGTCAAGTTTTATTTAGCTGCTGTACAAAAGCACCGAGACGGTGAGCCCATGGGTGAAGGTAAAACGACTTCGGCCCAAGTCGACCGATTGATGGAAGCGTTTGACGATCAAGAGGACGCAACAGATAACTCAGATTTGTTGAGCTAGGGCGCACTCATGCTATATATCGACTTCGAAACAAGGTCGTATTGCGACCTAACAGCCAGTGGTTCGTGGCGATACGCACAAGACCCAACAACCGAGATCTTGTGCATGGCCTACGCTTTCTCAGATACTGAGCCTAAACTAGTAATAGGCTCAGAGCTGCCAGATATAGTAGCCTTGCACATTGATATGGGTGGGATCGTTGAGGCGCACAATGCCATGTTTGAGCGAGCACTCTGGGAATCTATATGCGTAAAGAAATATGGATGGCCAGAGATAAAGCCAGAACAATGGCGATGCTCCGCAGCATTGTGCGCCCGATGGGGCGTACCCCGAGATTTGAAGACAGCTCCCATGGCCCTAGGGCTACAAGAAAATAAAGACACCGAAGGCCGGGCAATCATGCTTCAACTCAGTAAGCCCCGAAAGACTAAAGACGGGCTTGCCTATCTCGAGGACGATACTAAACTCAAGAAGCTGTACGACTATTGTTTACAAGACGTTCGTACTGAACGAGCAATCAGCCACCACTTCACCCAAGACTTTGGGTTTGAAAAAAAAGTGTGGGCGTTGGACCAGCGCATTAATTACCGAGGCGTACCCGTTGATCGACAAGGTGTGGAGAACGCACTAGAGCTACTCGCCCTATACGCTGAACAGCTTGATAAAGAAGCCAAAGAAATAACCGGCGGTATCGCAGTGAGCCAACGAGATAAATTAATCGAGTGGGCCAACGAGCGCAGTGTCGGTTTGCAGTCATTGACTAAAGAGGCCGTGGCCGATTGCCTCGATTGGGTGCAAGATAAAGAAGTCCGGCGCGTTTTGGAGATTCGGTCGCAGTATAAAACT